TCAATAATCAGTCTCGACGTAAACCCCCGAGCAGTCGTAGGCGACAGCCGCCGCCGTGGCCCCGTTGTTCATGAACAGCCGCGGCGAGAGGAACTGGGTGCTCGCCGGCAGATCAGCGCTGATCTCCTGCTCGAACACCGCGCCTGATACCTCATCGACCACCCTGATCCAGACGGAACCGCCGTTCGGCGCTGCTGCAATGAACAGCGTCAGGACGCCGCCGGTGGCGATTGCAAAGCTTGCCCCCATGTCGGTCAGGGTCGGCGCGCCAGTAGCGTCGTTTGTGACCAGCTGCCAGCGTGTGTGGGTGCCGCGCTGGAAGCCGATGCCGATGCAGTTAATGGCCGTAGCCAGCGTCAGCGTGGTGGCCAGCGCGGCGGGTGAGCCGTAGAGGCCGAAGAAGCCCATGCCGGTCGCCTGTAGGGTGGTCAGCGAGATGCGTGTGACGAAAGTCCAGCCGCCAAGCCCGGCCGCATTGCCGCGCCAGCAGGCCCAGCCCGCAGAGCGCTGGTCGGCAACCGAATCCACCAGTGCCGCCGAAGTCAGACGCCAACGGCGCATGCTGGCGGCCAGGTTGGACGCGGCGAGCGTTGGGGTCGAGACGGTGCCGACCGAGGTGATCGGCAGGCCTTCGGTGGTGATCGTGGTGGTGACGGAGGGCGACCAGTTCGCGATGCGGTTGACCCCGAAATGCGGTTGCAGCGGAAAATCCCGGCCGGAGGGACGCATCACGTCGATCCACGGCGCACCAGCGCGGTTGCGGGCATAGACCGCAATCTTGCCAGAGGGCGGTGGCGACGGCGCAGCAGCGAGCCCCGGCAGGATCGTCGGCTGTGGCAGTTCCACCTGCCCGCTGGTGCGATCAATCTTCAAGGCATCGAAGAAGGCCGAGCCATCCGGGCTGACCTTGACGCTGAAGTCGTCATTGCCGAGCAGACCGATCAGCGCCCGCGCCGAGAACCCGGTCTTGAAGGCGAAGGCAGCATCGTTCCCGGACGCCGCCTTGTTCATCGTCGCTTCGATCCCGGCCCCGGCGTTGTTGAACAGAAGCGCGAACGTGTTGACTGAAATCCGGTTGTAGCTGTCGGCTGTCGCCCCGCCGAGGCCCAGCAGCTGGGCAGTTAGGTTCGCTTGGGGCATGCCGACCTGCGTGACGGCATTGGCGAAGGTCACGGTTGGGGTATTCACCACGGTGCTGCCACCCGCCCCGGCAGTGGCCGAGCCGATGTTGACGACCGTGGTCGATCCGGACGCGCCGCCGGTGCCGAGGTTCACGGTCTTCGTGACACCGGTGGTCGTGACGCCTGTGCCAAACCCATAGGTGGCAGTCGTCGTCGCCGTGCCAATGCTGGCCGAGGCTGCCGAGACTGTGACAGTGCCCGAGGCGGTCAGCGTGCCCGAGAAGGTCTTGTTGCCGGTGAAGGTCTGGGTGCCCGCGAGGATAGCCAACTCGCTCGAGGTGTTCGGCAGGTTGAAGGTCCGGGTCGTACCGGTGGTGATCCCCGACAGCGAGAACAACGCCTTCTTCGTCGGGTCTGCATCGTTGACGAGGCTGAAGATCGCGTCGGAAACATCCTGTGGTACGCCGACCGGGTCCCAGGCGCTGCCGTTCCAGACCAGAAACACTTGCTCGGCCGCGATCCAGACCAGCCAGCCGGGGCGTGGGACCAGGCGCATCCAGACGCCATCGACCCAGAATGCCACGTTCAGATCCCAGCCGGCCCAGAGCCCCGCAGCACCCGAGGCCACGAGATGCCGGTCGCCGTCGGCCGGGCCTGTCGGAGGCGTGGTGCGCATGCGGTCGATGACCGAAAGCTGGACCATGGCGTCGAGCAGCCGCAGGGCCTCGTTGTGGGTGACATGCTTCTGGGCTTGGGCTGCCAAGAGGTACGGCAGGCCAAGATGCGTGGAGGTATCGGACATGTGGTGGGCCTTCAGAACTGGAGGATGGCAGCGGCGGAGTCGCCGCGACCGAGGCGGTTCGAGAGCTGGTAGATGCGGATCGCAAGCGTCTGGCCGGGGCCGAGCGGCGCGCCCCAATCGGCGGTCTGCTGGGCGGCGGAATAGAGGACGGAGGTCGTGCTGCTGGTCAGCGTGCGCTTGACCGATGCCCCGTCGAGGATCTGGACGTCGTAGCTTTCGGCATCCTCGGCCAGTGGCACCTCTACCTGTTCCCAGGCATCGGCCACCAGCGCGCGGGATCGCCGCTTCCAGCGGATGGTGAGATCGCCGGGGCTGCGTGCTGTTCGCCATGGCTGCGCCACATGGACCGGGGCGAAGGGCACAAGGCCGCGACCGGCTGGCGTAAAGGCCAGCGCGGCGTAGCTGGCGTCACTGACCGCGCGTGCTGCGGGGCCGATGCGCCAGTTCCACGGCAGACCGAGGTCGGCTTCTGCTATCGGCAGCGGGGCAATGGCGGAATCAAGCCTCACCACTCTTGCCCCTGCCGGGGCGGGATTGCCCATTGCGGCTTCGGTGCCGCGCTGACCTCGAAGGAGGCGGGTCAGGCGGTAGCGGCCGGGGGCGATCAGTTCGGCGGCACCTGCCTGCACCACCTCCCAGACGCCGGGCGCGGCTTCCACGGCCAGCGCATTGGCACCGCCGAACAGCGTCAGGTTGGTGACGCTTTCCAGCGTGCCGGAGGCCAGATCGACGACCAGCACATTGCCGAGATCGAAGCGCGAGCTGGGGCCCGCGTGGAAATCCGACACCAATTTCCCGATCCGGGCGCGGCTCCCGAAGGTGGTCAGCAAGGCAAACCCATCGGTCGAGGGGCTGCGGAAGACCGCCATCTCGCCCGGCCAGGGAACGGCGTGCGCCGCGACCATCGGCCGGTGCGCGGGCTGATTTTCGGAGAGTTGCGGCAGGTCGAGGAGCACGACATCCGGCGCGCCGAAGACCACGGACCGGGTGAGCGATGCCGGGCGCGGATCGCCGGGCGGCAGGTCGTAGGCGGCGCGATCCTGGCGGACGGACTCAACGCCCCGGCTTTCGGAATCAGCGATGGACACGAGGCGCAACTCGATCTCGCGACCATCATGCGCCAGCCGGATCACATCGGCAGGGTCCAGCGCCAGTCGCGAGGGTGGCAGGCGGAAGGTCGCGCTTTCGCGGCCGATCCAGGCTTCCATCAGCGCGCGGCGGCAGCGGCGTTCGGCCTCCTCGGGCGGGATCGCCATCGGGAAGCTTTCGGAGGCGATGCGGGTGGTGTCGACGGTGATGCGACGGGCCTCGACAAGGGCGGCATCATAATCCTCGTCGGCGCGGGCGACCTGCCACTTCAGCGCCTGCGGCAGTTCGGTTTCCTGTGCGCGGACCAGTTCCAGCGCCTCGCCCTCGCGGGAGGCCAAGAGGTCATCATGCGCCAAGGTCAGAACGGACGCCCGCCCGCGCATGACGAAGCGGATCATGCCTTCGGTCTCGATGGCATCAAACCCGAAATGCCGGGCCAGCGTGCTGATCGAGGATCGTGGCGCTTCCAGCGCGGTGATGGCATAGCCTTCAACGGCACCCCAGAGGCCGGTGACATCGATCAGGGCTTCCAGCATCCCGGCGCGCAGGCAGAGGTGGCGCACGAGAGCCGCAAGCGACACCGCCCCCAGCCGACCGGTCAACCAGTGACCGAGCCGCCAGTTCGGCCCATCGGTCCAGACGTCGGTCAGTTCGGGAAAGAACGGATAGGGCCGCGCGTCCCAGGTCCAGGCGGCACATTCCGGCACATGGACCATCCGGCCGCCGTAGATGGTGGAGGTAGGGTTGTTGGCCGGGTCGCCCCAATGCAGGTAGCTCGCCTCGAGGTAGGCGCGCTGGATCGCATCGTCGCGCCAGCCGCGCGAGAAATACGGCGTGAAGCTTTCGGACGACTTCGGGTCGAAGAAGACGTTGGGCTGGTTGGTGCCTCGGTCAATGGCGGGACAGCCCAGTTCGGTGAAGCGGATGGGTTTCGATTGCGGCACCCATGCGGTGGCCAAGCCGTTCTCTACCCCGCCCGGCCGGTTGAAATGCGGGTTCGTCCACCAGGCGCGGATATCCTTGGGGCGAAAGACCCAAGGCTTCGCCGCCGCGCCATCGGTGATGGCCGTGCGGATCTGGGCGGACCGGTCAGCCGCACTGGCATAAAACCAGTCGAAGCCTTCGCCGCCCGCGATGTTCGCCTGCAGATAGGCACGGTCGTAGATCGCGGGCCAGCCTTCCAAGGCATCGGCATGGTCAAAACCGTCGCGCCAGTCCGACAGCGGCAGATAATTGTCGATCCCTACGAAGTCGATATTGCTGTCCGACCAGAGCGGATCGAGGTGGAAATGGACGTCGCCCGAACCGTCGCCCGGCTGATGGCCGAAATACTCCGACCAGTCGGCCGCATAGCCGACTTTGGTGCCCGCGCCGAGAATGGCGCTCACGTCGGCCGCGAGGGTCTTGAACGCGGTGACGGCGGGATAAGTGCTGGTCCCCGAGCGGATGGTGGTCAGCCCTGGCATCTCGGTGCCGATCAGGAATGCATCGACGCCACCAGCTGCCGCACAAAGGTGGGCGTAGTGCAGCACCATGCGGCGCAGGCTCCATTCGCTGGGCGAACCGGTGAAGGCGACTGTCTCGCCAGACACGCTGAAACTGCCCGGCGTCGCCGCACCAAACAGCGCGGAAACTTGCGTTGCCGCCGTGCCGGCCTTGTCCACCGAACCGGCAAAACCCGCCGCAGGGGAACAGGTGATCCGCCCCCGCCATGGAAATGCGGGCTGGCCGGGCGTGGCGGCATTGGCGCTGTAGGGGTTCGGCAGGGTGTTGCCGGACGGCACATCCATCAGCAGGAACGGATAGAACGTCACCCTCAGCCCGCGTGCCTTCATCTCCTGGATCGCTTGCACCACCGCGAAATCCGCCGGGGTGCCGCCATAGACGGGGCGATCTTCGGCGTCGCGGCTGACCAGATGGGCGGAGCCCCGGCTGACCCCGTTCACCGACCAGTTGGCGGGCGTGGTCGCCTTGGTGGCGACCTCGACACCGGGCTTAACCCTGCAGGACCCCGCGCGCAAATCATCGCCGAACCACGCCACCACGAGACTGACGCTCTCGACCGCCGGGGCCATGGCCTGCAGCCGGTCCAGTGCCACAACAATGTCGGGCGTATCAGGCAGCGCGTTCAGGTTCTCGGCAACTGTTGCACCGGCGCTGCCTTTGCGGATGGCATCGGTGGCATAGGTGAACTCGCCTGAGGCCGGGATCAGCGTCACGGCCTTTACCAGACCCTCGGCGGTGTCAGGATCGGCGAGAGGGCGGAACACCTCGAAGCTCATCTGCGGCAGGCGGTTGCCGAACGGGCTGAGGTCCAGTTCCTCGAACACCACATAGGCCATGCCGCGATAGGCGGGCGTGTTGGCCGCTCCCATCTTTGCGCTGATGAACGGATCGGCCGCCTGCGCCTCATCGCCGGGGTACCAGCGCCAGGTGACGCCGGTCATGTCCATTGCATTGCCGTCGGCCCACACGCGCCCGATGCCGGTGATTGCCCCTTCGCAAAGCCCAATGGCGAACGAGGCATAATAGAGATATTCCGTTGTGGTGACCGTCGGCCCACCCCCTTTGCCGCCGCCTTGGCTGGTGGTGTTGATCTCCTCGCGGAAATCAGTGGCCCAGATGATATTGCCGCCGATCCGCATCCGGCCGTAAATGCGTGGGATCACCGCCCCTTCGGTGGCCGAGGTGATGCGCAACGTGTCAAGCCGCGCGCCCTTGATCCGTTGCGCTGGGGCCAGCGACGACACGATCCAGCTGTCGACCACCGAGCCCACGGTGGAACCGATGAAGCCACCGATGGCAGCACCGGAAAAGCCGAGGATCGCGCCGCCAAAGGCCCCGCCGATGGCAGTGCCGACAGCGCCGAGGACGAGCGTGGCCATGGTGAACTTTCAGCGTTTGGGGAACAGAAATGCGAAGGCAATCCGCCGCCGCCAGATCGGGGTCAGGATTTCCTCCACGACACCCAGCCGTTCATAGGAATGGATGAAGCGGTCTGGCGCGGTCAGGATCCCGACATGCTTGGCGATGGCGCGTGGGGCCATGCGAAACAGGAGCAGCGCGCCGGGGCCAGCCTCATCCGGGGCAATTTCCGGCATCATGCGCCGCGCACCCTCCGCCAGCACTTCGCGCGGCCCCGTTTCGCCCCAGTCCCGGCTGTAGGGCGGGATCGGAAAGGGTTCATCCCCCACTACTTCGCGCCAAACACCGCGCGCGAGGCCGAGGCAATCGCAACCAACCCCGCGCAGACTGGCCTGATTATGATAAGGTGTGCCAAGCCAGCCGCAGGCGGTGGCAATGACCAGATCGGGATCGGCGATATAGGGCAGCAGGCTCACAGCACGTCTCCTTCATGCCCGCCGTTCTGGCTGGCATAGCGCAGGGCCGCATCCTGACCCGGGATGTTGGGGAAACCCCGGAAGTTGGCAACATTTGCGAACTTGGTGCCGCAGGTCGCGATGCGCTTGTCGCAGCCCGCGCGGATGGTAAAACTGTCGGACCCGGCGATGGCCCGCACCGGCGCTTCCAGCAGGGTGACGATGGCGACGCCATCGACGAGGTCGTGCGCCAGCACCTCGGTCCGCCGCCCGAGATTGGCACCGCTGGTCCATTGAACCGTGCCGAAGACGAACCAGCCCGAGGAAAAGACCGCGAGCCCGGACGCGGTAAAGGCCCGATCGCGCAGAAGGTCGATCACCGCGCCGCTGCCTTTGAAGGCCGGGGCATCAAGATTGGCCCCGCAGCGCACATCGCCCAACGCCGCATCACACCCCGCCTGAAACGTCCGCCCGACCGTCTGGCCGAGAACATGCGCCAGCGACCGCACCTCGGCCACGAGCGCCATACGCCCGCGCCGGATCTGGCCGATGGCCCCGCGCCGCATCAGCAATCGCTGGCTGGTGTCGGCCCAGTTCACCCGCCACACCTCGACGGCCGCGTTGTCCCAGCGGCCATCGAGGATGTCGGTCTCGGTGATCCGGTCGGAAGACAGCACGCCTTGGGCATCCTGAGCATCGACCGCCAGGTCCGACCCCGACCGCACTTCGGAGGCTGCGAAGCCGCTTTCCGGCTCGAAAGCGGTGCCGTCGAACGCGAAGGTGCGATCATGGTCGGTGAAGCCCAGCGTCACCCCATCGGCCCGCACGATGCGCCAGCACCAGGCCAGCGTGGTCGTGCCCTCGTCGAGATGGGCCTGCAGCGCGGGTGGGAGAGACTTCACTTCCGCCCCCAGCCCCGCCATAGGGCGACCGAGGCCAGCGCCGAGGAAACCACGCCCCCGGCCGTGCCGGTCAAAGCGTAGAGGTTAAAGGGGCGCAGATCAAAGCTGCCCGTCATCAGGTCGAAATCCGCAAGCCCGGCCATGGCCATACCAGAGGCGGCAAGGCAGGCCAGATAGATCAGCCCGCGTGCGAGGTTCCAGTTCATGATGTTGCCTTTCTAGTCAGAAAATCCACCAGCCGCTGCCACCACGACCGGGTGTCAGGCGATTGGGTTGGTACCGGCAGTGGCACGGGCAGCGGCACCCGCGTGCTCGATGGACGCAGCATTGCCAGCGCCTCTGCCTCGGTCAGTCGCCGGATCGTTCGTGAGAAATCGACCCGTCCGTTGCGATCCACCGCCCAGACCGGGATGGTCCCGGTCGCTTAGCGGCCGTTGCGGAACAGTTCTCGCTCGGCCTCCCGGCGGGACCGGATCGCGGCGGGTCTGAGCCAGCCCATGAAGGCTTGCGCGGCGGCGTGGCGGTTGCCCGCGTTCAGATGCCGCGTCAGCGAGGCCTTGGCGATGCCGCCGGTATTGTAGTGGAACGACACCAGCGCATCGAACTCGTGCGTTTCCAGCGGCACCTTCACGGCCCGCAGCACCTCCGCCTCGTAGGCCACGATGTCGGCGCGGAAGAGCCGGAAGACTTCGCGGATCCCGGCGTCCAGATCGGCGGGCATGCCGCGCGGCATCCGTGCCGGATCGGGAGCCCCGGCCGCAGCGGTATGGCCGATGCCGAAGGTCCAGACGTTTTTGACATCGAGATAAGGTCCGGGCACGAGTCCTTCGTGCCGGACGAGGGCCAGCAGGCCCCGGTCTGTCATGTGCATGGGATCACCCGAAAATGGAGGAAAGGATTAGGATCAGCGCGGCGACAAGGACGCCGATGCGCAGGCGGTGGCTGAAGGCTTGGCCCGGATTGGCGGCATCGCAGCGGATGGACCGCGCGAGGCGGAGAAGTTCATGCATCGCTGTCGCCCCCCTTGCCGCTGCGCAGCCGGGCGAGGACCACCTCGATGAAGGCGGGGCCGAAGACGCCGACCAGATAGGCGGCCGAGCCCGCCGCACCCCCGGCCGGGATCGCTTCGGGCGGCAGACCGAGCCAGCCTGTTATGATCGCCATCGACAGGCTGCCCATCCCGGCAGCGATCAGACCGCCCAGCAGGATGTGGCGCAGCGCGTCGCGCAGCCGCATTCGTGTGGTCAGCGCGTTGGTCGCACCGCCAAGCGCACCCCAAGCCGCCAGGATGACAGCGGTGGAGGTTGCCAGATCGCGCAGGACAGCAGCGACAAAGCCAGATTCTTCGTTCATCGCCGGATCTCCAGCAGGGGAATGGATGTGATCGACCCGAGACGCTCGAGGTCGAGGGTGACGTCGAGCATGTCGGTGTCGAAGCGGACGGGCACGTCGAAGTCGAAGCCCGCTGTGATCGCGACGCCCACGCCGGGGGCGGCAGCGAGGGTGACGCTACCGGTGGCGGTGTCGACGCTCCAGTCCGACATTTGCTCCACCCCGTTCAGGGCAAGACGGATGCTGCCCGCGACCGGCTTGGCAATTGCGCGGGTCCAGCTTTGCGCGCCGGAGGTGTAGCGCTTTAGCAGGGCAAAGGTGATGACCGCGCCATTGCCAGTGCCAATGGGCTGGTCGGTGGGGGCGACGGCGTGCGACGGTAGGCAGGATTTATAGTCGGCCCAATCTTTGTAGCGAAAGCCGTGCAGGCGGCCGTTGCGCGCCTCGAAGAAGGCGACGACCGCCGCCAGATCGTCGGCGCGGCGGATGCCGTAAGCGATGTCAAACCGACGACGCGAGTTGGCCCAGCTGGCATTGCGTTCCTCGTCACCGGAGGCCAGTTCTACCACTTGCGTGCGCCGTTCCGGACCGCCTCGTGCCCCGCGGCTGATGTTATCGGGGAAGCGCACTTCATGGAACGCCATCAAAATTCTCCGTTGTTCGTGCTCTGATTCCCGCAACCGGTGCCCACTTGCGGGGTCGCACTCACATGCCCCTCCGACCCATCGACACCGCGCGCGCAATGTCAGCCGCGACCTGCGTGCGCGATTGCCGGAAGCTCTCGGCATCGCGGGCCATGATGGTGACATTGACGGCGGGCGCGCTAGTCTGGCCGTAGCCCGCAGCCTCGCGGCGCGAGAGGACGCGCTCACCTCGTTGCAGGATTGCCGGAACTTCGTCGGGCTTGATCCCGGCCCAGCCGCCCGCGTGCATGCGCGAGGCATTGGCGAAAGCCAGCGCCGGGACCATTCGGCCCGGGCCCGGCGATCCGACCATGCCACCACTGTGCAGGATATTGGCGAAGATCCCGCCCGCACCGCCAAGTGCGCCCGACAGCGCGTTGGCAATCGGCCCGAGGATGAAGCGCCGGGCCGCCAGCTTGGCCAGATCGGCGATCATCGATGTGACCAGATCGCGGAAGTCGAGCTTGCCGGTCTTGACGAACTCGCCGACAGCGTTCTCGGCTGAGGTGAACGCCCCGACGAGCGCCTGGCCGATATCGCCACCGATGTTGCGCGCCTTGGTGGCATAGTCGGCCAGTGCTGCCGTCACCGCTCCCCAGCCGGTCGCGGCCTGATCGGCTCCTTCGGCAGCGGCAGCCCCGGCATCGCGCGCGGCAGCCCCCGCGCTTCCCGCAGCGGCGGCCGTGTCGTCCAACTCGGTGCCAAGCGCATCCGCCGAAGTTGCGGCATCCGCCAGTGCGGCTTCGGCTTCCGTCCCGGTTCCCGTCACAGCATCGCGCAGTGCCTGCCAGCTTGCCAGTGGTCGACCTGCGGCATCTGCTAACATCCCCGCCGCCTCGCGATAGCCGTCGGCACGGGCGCGGGCATCGTCGGCCATGGTGCTGAGCCCGAGGTCTGGCGGCTCGAGATAGGTGCGCGACAGGGCGGCCGAAAAGGCATCGGCTGCCGAAGCACCCGCCGCTTCGGCCGAGCCTGCGAAGGGGTTGTCGATCCGGCCCAGCGTCAGTGGGTCCAGCGTGCCGATTTGCACCCCGCCTTCGCCAACCGCCCAGTCGGGCAGCAGGTCGAGTGCTGCATTCAACCCGTTGATGAAGGTGTTGATGCGGGTGACCACGCCGTTCAGCATCGCCTCGACGCCGGAGATCAGCCCGTTGGCGGCCTGGAAGGCGAAGTCGCCGATGGCACCGGGCAGACTGCCCCAGATCGCCACCGCCGCATCATAGGCCCCCTGGAAGATCGCGGCGGTTCGGTCGCCGAAGCTGACAACGCCTGCGATGGTGCCCTCCAGCGCGGAAAGTCCGGCGGCCTTCAGCCCCTCCCAGCCAGCGGCCATGTTGGCAAAGGCCGCATCGAGCGACAGGCCGATGCGCGACCAGACTTCCTTGGCCAGATCGCCCAGCAGCCGGAACGCCTCACCGACGCCGCCGACCCGGGTGACAAGTTGCGAGAACTGATAGACCAGCTCCCCCGCGCCGACGATCAGTGCGCCAATGCCTGTGCGGATCAGCGCTCCGCGCAGGAAAACCAATGCCGTGGCAAGGCCATGCACGGACAGCGCCGCCGCAGCCAGTCCCGCGACCCAGCGACCCGCCATCAGGGCGGCGAAGGTCGTAGCATAGGTGGTCAGCCGCCCAATATTGTCGAAGAGAGCATTGATCGCGCCGCCAATCGGCCCTGTACCACGTGCCATGTCAGCCAATGCGTTCGCTACGGTCTCCAATGCCGGGGCAACGGCGGCAGTCAGGCGGTTGGTCAGGCCGAGCCAGATCAGGCTCAGCTTGGCGATGGCGTCGCCGGTGCGTTCGATCTGGACGGCGTCGGCCGCGCTGACCGCGACCCCGAAGTCCTGGACGTCCTGTGCCGCCTCGCGAAGGGTTGCGGAGTCGATGCGCAGGAAAGCCAGTGCCGCCTTGTCGCCGAAGAGATCAGAGGCCACAGCGGCGCGCTCGGCCTCGGGGATGAGACGGTTCAGCGCCTCCTGAATGGCGACGATACGCTGGTCGAGCGGCAAGGCTTGCAACTCGGCAGCAGTCAGGTTCAGCCGCTGCAGCGCGCCCACCGCAGAGCCCGACCCAGCAGCCGCTTCCGATAGCCGGGTGGTCAGCTTCTTGGTGGCTTGTTCGATCTCACCCATGGAAACACCGGCCAACTCGCCAGCCCATGTCAGCACCTGCAGGCTTTCGACTGTGGTTTTCATCGATGCAGCCATATCGGCCTGCGCACCGATGGTGTCGAGCCCCGACCGGATCATCGCCACGCCAGCCGCCGCAGCGGCGGCGGTCACTGCCGCCAGCGCGATACCGGCCGTGCGGGCAAAACTGCCGAGCCGGACATTTGCCTCTTCCATCTCCGAGGACAGACGGCCAAAGCCCCGTGCGCCAGCCTCGCCGATGCCTTCCAACTCGGCACGGACCTGACGGCCGCCTTCCGCGACCAGCCGGACACTGACTCTTTTCTCAGCCATGGCCGTCTCCGATCTGTTCGTTCAGCTTGCGCACCATCACAGCCTCGATCTCGGGCAGCAGTTCGGCCGCGATCAGGGTGTCGATCCCGAGCGCCCGGGCCATGGCGAGGGCCGCGCCCATATCCCAGCCCAGCACCGCACCGGGGATCACCCGCAACTGGCCACCAAGGCGGCCGACCAGATCCCAGACCTGCCAGCCGTCCTGCGTCTGCGGCCGGTTCAGTCTTGCGGGGCAGTCGGGGCAGATACCCCCGCGGCCCTCGCAGGGTGTGCAGGCCGCGCAGTAGCGATCGCCCCCGCCGAAGGACCACTCGGCGAGAGCGCGGAGACGTTTTTTTCCGCGTCCAGGATCAGGCCCTTGGCGACGTATTGGGTCTGGAACGCTTCAAAGACCGGCCAGATTTCCAGCAGCGCATCGATACCTTCCGGCGAAACGGGCACGACCTCGCCCGCGTCATCGCCGACGCCCTCCCAATCCAGCACCGCGCGCCGGGCGACGGCCTTGGCCATGGTCAGCGCCAGTTCCTCTAGGGTGGAGGTGTCCGGCAGGGCTTCGATGGCGGGATCGGCGCGGGCCGACACCATCAGGGCGGTGGTAAGCGGTGCAACCCGCAATCGCAGGCCGGGGGCCAGGGTCAGCCACGAGAGGGAGGCGGTCAGGTTCAGTCTGATCATGGTTCAGTATCCTACTACGGTGTTGACGAGGACGGCGGTGCACATGCGGGTGGGGCTGACGGCTTTGGCCGCCTGCCAGTCGAAGGTGGCCTGAATGCCTTGCGGGCCCGGGATTTCGATCCGGGGGCGCGGCAGGTAGACGGCGTGGGCGGTGAAGGTGAAGCTGGCATTGGCCCCGAGGCTCCAGGCGAAGACCAACTCGCAGGGCGTGCCGTCGATGGCCTGCGTGATCAGCGTGCTGTC